CTTGGCACATGCTGTAGCCGGCGCGAGTGTCGCCCCAGCTACCGCAAATGTCAAGGCTTGTAGTTCATTGGCTTTGCTCCCGGTTGGCGATGTTGAACTACTGGTTTGTAGCAAGCGGGTTTCGCGCCTGTCTATCTTTATTTTGGTATCAGTTATCCAAGGCAATGATGTTGCGTGCCAGCGCAAGAGTGTTGCGTGCTCGCGGTATCTGAATACCTCACGCCATCTGATGCGGTATCAGGATACCTCGCTAGGTGAGTGTCGGTTACTTCAAGTAAGGGAATGAGACTAGGACAGGAATGTATTCCTATACGTTCTGAGGCTTCTGAGGCTTTCCAAGGGTGGCGAAGCTCGCCTTCACACACTCCGGCGAGCCAGCAATACCAGCGCTTTTCGTGCGGTATCACTCATCCCATGCACGCGGTATCACGTGATGCCAAGGCTAGCCCCAGCTGGCAAGTACTTATGCTAATGCGAATCATTCGCATCTCGGGCGATCTGGTGATGGTGGGGGCGGTCGCCGAGGATCGACTTTGGGGGCGGGGTGGGGGCCGTCGGCGCGCGTACCCCCCAGATCGCCAAAGAAACCCAAAGCACGAAAAAGAAAAACATAAGATCTTGTATCGCCAACACCAGAAAACACAAGATCTTGTATCGCCCATTTTAGCAAACATAAGATCTTGCCTTGGTATCACCTGATACCCGGTGCAATCTCTTGCTTGACACGGCTAGGCGCCCCGTTATACAGTATCAATCCTGACCGGGGCCACGGTCTCCCCGCCGCACAAGAGCCCCGTCAGCGTGCCTCTGGAGGGGCGGCACGTTACAATATAGCCCCTCCACTCCCTTGAAGGGGTACAGACGTGGCCGCCAAGACGAAACGCAAGCCCCCGAAAGGCAACAAGATCAAGCGGGACTACCATGGCGGCTCCCACAAGGATCGGCGCGAGCTGCTGGTCCTCAAGTATTTCGAGCTGGACTTCAACAAGGTGGCCGCGGCCCGCGCCTGCGGGTACAAGCAGGCCGAGCGCCAGATAAGCGAGCTGTTCCGCCACCCCGAAGTCGTGCGGATGATCGAGGCCGAGAAGGCCAAGACCCGCAAGAAGTACGATCTGAACGAAGAGTGGGTGATCTCGCGCCTGATGAAGATCGCCGACGCTTCCCTTGGCGACACGTTGATCGCGATGGGGCCGGAAGCGGACCTGCTGAAGCTGACCCCGGAGGAGCGCTACGCCCTGGCCGAGTTCAAGAGCGAGGTCTACGTGGATGGGAAGGGCGATCAGGCCCGCGACGTCAAGCGCGTGTCGGTCAAGCTCAATGACAAGCTCGGGGCGCTGCGTGACCTCGGCCGGCGCTTGGGCCTGTTCCAGGACAATGTGAAGCTCGGCGCGTCGGAGGATCTCATCGCGGCTCTGAATGCGGGGAGGGCTCGCCTTGGAGAAGAGTGATCTGGATACGCTCAAGATCCTCGAAGACCTGATCCGCAGGGTGGTCAGGGAGGAGCTTGACCGCCGGCAGCCGTTCCCCCCGAAGGTCTGGGGCATCGACGTTCCTTCGTACAACCCAGCGCACCACTGACCATGGCTGGCGTCAAGTCTTCGCCGCGGCAGTCGTGGCAGTCGGCGGTCAACGCAGCCATCGCGCAGCTTCGCTCTCAGCTTGCCAGTGATGGCGGAGGAGGCGGTAGCCCAGGCCCTACAGGCCCCGCTGGGCCGACGGGCGAGACTGGGCCGCAAGGACCCGCTGGCGTCACCGGGCAGACCAAGGCGTACAAGAGCGCGGACCAGACAGCCATCGGCACCGCCTACGCCAACGTGACCGACCTCAGCTTCTCGGTCGGGGCCAACAAGGCGTACGCATTCGAGTTCAACCTCCTCTGCACCGCTGACGCCGCCACGACCGGCATCGACGTGGCCGTCAACGGTCCCGCCTCGCCCACGTCCATCGTCTACCAGCAGATCTACTGGACAAGCACGACGGCAAGGACGGAGCGCGGGGCCATAGCCTACGACAGCAACACGGCCTCCACGGCGAGCAACGGAACGGCGGCCAGGGTCTTCACGGTCAGGGGCGTGCTGCGCAATGGGGCCAACGCCGGCACGCTGGTAGCCCGAGCCAAGCGAGAGAACGTCGGCAGCGGGCCGAACGTGCTCGCGGGCTCCTACGCAATCCTTACAGAGCTGGGCTGACCGTGGCGGGGGAGAGCGCAGACCTTCAGCTCGCGAAGATGCTGGCCCGGTTCAGGCATGACCCGCTGGGCTACGTCATCTTCAATTTCCCATGGGACAGCGAGCCCTCTATCCAGCTCGTCGAGTTGCCCGAGCCCTGGCGGTCGAAGTACAAGGTCAAGTGGGGGCCTGACCGCTGGGCGTGCGAGTTCCTCGACCGCTGGGGCCAGGAGATGCGGGAGCGCAACTTCGACGGCAAACATTCGGTAGCGCCCGTCCAGTTCTCGGTCCCGTCAGGCCACGGCATCGGCAAGACCACCTTGTCGGCCTGGATCATCAAGTTCATCATGGACACCCGACCCCTGGCCAAGGGGACGGTGACGGCGGGCACGGACACGCAGCTTCGTACCAAGACCTGGGCGGAGCTTGGCAAGTGGCACCGCATGTCGCTCACGCGCGACTGGTTCACGTGGAACACCGGTCGCGGCGCCATGTCCCTCACGCACAACAAGTTCCCGAACTGGGCCTGCACCGCGCAGACCTGTCGCGAGGAGAACTCGGAAGCCTTCGCCGGCCAGCACACGGCCAGCTCGACCTCGTTCTACCTCTTCGACGAGGCGTCCCAGATCCCCGACAAGATCTACGACGTGCGCCAGGGCGGTACGGTTGCGGGCGAGCCGATGACCTTCGACTTCGGCAACCCGACCAGGAACAGCGGGCGCTTCTTCGAGAACTGCGTCGGCAAGTTCAAGCATCGGTACATCGTGTACCCCATCGACGCGCGCACGGTCTCGATCACCAACAAGAAGCTGCACCAGCAGTGGATCGACGACCACGGCATCGACAGCGACTTCGTCAAGGTCCGCATCCTCGGACAGTTCCCGTCCAAGGGCTCGCTCCAGTTCATCCCGACCCAGGACGTCATCGACGCGGGATCACGTGATGCCAGGACGGACGCCACCTCGCCCCTCATCATCGGGGTGGACGTGGCCCGGTTCGGTGACGACGACAGCGTGATCTACAGCCGCATCGGCATGGACGCCCGGTCCTTCGAGCCCCAGCGTTTCCGCGGCCTGGACACCGTCCAACTCACCGGGCGCGTCATCGAAACATTAAGGCGGTTCAAGGCTTTAGGCAAGAACTGTTCAGGTCTCTTCGTAGACGGCGGCGGCATCGGCGGCGGCGTCGTCGACCAGTTACGCCACCTGGGCTACGGCCCGCAGGAGGTTCACTTCGGCGGCAAGGTGACGGACCCGGTCTACCGCTTCAAGGTCGACGAGATGTGGGGGAAGATGCGCGACGCCATGGCCGCGCGCCTCGCCATCGCGAACGACAAAAGCGAAGGCGGACAAATCCTAAAAGAGCAGTTGACGCAGCGCGAGTTCTCCTATACCCTGATGGGTAACAAGATCAACCTGGAGAGCAAACAGGATATGAAGGAGCGCCTCGGCGGCGAGTATTCCTCCCCCGACGTGGCAGATGCACTGGCGCTCACCTTCGCACAGGACGTCGCAGCCGACAACGGCTTCGGCGTCTCTGACCAACCCCTCCAAGTCCAGCACGAATACGACCCCTACTCCGACGAAGGATGACCGATGGGCAAAGCCTCCGCCACTGACAGCGACCGCGGCCTAGTAGGCGCCCAGACGATCACGGCCAATGGCGCCACTACGGGTATTCTGGTGCCGACCGGGCAGGTCCTCAACGTGGCTGTTTCGGTACCTTCAGGCGTCACGGGCACTCTGGAGATGTCTTTCGACAACTCTGCGTGGTTCACCATGACCCCGTCCTCGATGGCCCTTATCGACGCCACGGCGGCAGCCAAAGCCCAGGTCACCACGTTCTACACCGAGGAGCCGGGCGTATGGCTGCGCTGTTCCGGCGCGGGTACTTGGGGCGGGGGCACGCTCTCCTTCCGCGTCTCCGGTCAGGGCCAGGGGTACTGATCTAGATGTCGCTGCGGGGCACTCTTCAAGGCTCAATCCTGTCTCGCGGCGTAGCGAGCGGAGCTGGTGTCGATATCCCGGCCCCTGAAGGGACGGCCGCCCCCGTCATCTCCAGCTTCACCGTCGCCGACAACCCCGCGACCGAGGGCGTCGCCACGACGTTCAACTGGAGCCTGAGCGGCGGCACGCCGACGAGCCAAGTGCTCAACCCCGGCGACGGCAGCGCGAACTACACGGTCTCGCCCGGCACGACGAGCCAGGCGCACACGTTCGATTTCGCCGATGCTGGCGGCTACGACGCGACGCTTACCGTCTCCAACGCGGGCGGCAGCGACAGCGAGAGCGTGTTGGATATCGTGGTGAATGCGCCGGCATCGGTTGCATTCAAGAATTGGGGCACGCTCACCAGCTTTACGTTCACGATGAAGAACGAAAGCGGGTCGTCGAAAGACAACGCGCCCGTTCGCTACTTCCGCACGCTCCACAAGGGCTGGGTGCCCAGCGGCTCACGTCTCCAGCTTCGCGACCCGAGCAGCAACATCGTCGCCGATACCGACTGGCAATATAGCCAACGCCGCTTCTACGATGACGGATCGTTGGCCTCGTTCGTGATCTACTGCTACGGCCCGACCGGGTGGACTGACGGCACGAACCGCCAATGGACGGTTGAGCGCGTCACCGGCTCGCACCCGAGCGAGAGCGATTCCGTCGCCGTCTCCATTCTCAGCGGTGTCACCGATCCCGAGGTTGTTGCCGAGAGCTGCACGCGCCTCGGCCCCGACAGCGCACCGACAGATCAGGCGGCGCACAGCAGCGCGACGCTGACGTTCAACCTGCAAGACGCGCTCGCGCTCGCGCGCACTCAGAAGCTCGTCGCCGGCCCCATCGTTACGTCCTACTACACGTGGCGCTGGATGCAGACGACCGCGCCTGCCGATGACGCCTACATCTGGGTGAAATGCTGGGTCGACATTTGGCGCCAACCTTCAAGCAGCACCGTCCGCCACGTCGCCATCGAGCCGCAGATCAGCAACGGCTCCGTGAAGAAGGAAGGCCGTGCGATGGCCTTCAAGCTCAAGGTCGTGGACGGCGTTAGCACGATCATCGACTACACGCACTCACAGAGCCTCACGTCGTCGAACATCAACACGACGACCGACGCGATCAACGTCGGGCTCGGCACCACGACGATGCCGGTCTACGCGGGTACCGCTTGCAAAGTCGTCAGCGGCACGCCGCCCGCAGCGATGACGGTCGGGAAGCTGTACGAGGGCCGCTGGCTGAACACGGCGGCCGGCGGCGGCGACCAGTTCTCTGGGCAGCCGCAGGGTTTCAACTTCCTCGGCGTGTGGGGCAAGGAAGGTTCTGGCGGTGGTCAGCTAAACCTGACCGACACCGGCGGAAGCTGGACGCT